GGACATGCTGACCCTGAGTGTAGGACTTGAAACTTACAGTGGAGGTGTTACCAGTGGCATACCTTACAGCCACATCCCTTGGGAGCCTTGGCGTACCCATAGCCGGTGTGACTTGATAGATAAGCCTTTGCGGTATTAGCCCTGAACCATCAAACTTACCCTCTCCAAGATAGGTGCCAATCAACTCCTTCACAATGACATCGCGAAGCTGCTCACCAGAAACACCCAAGCACCAAATCTTAGTCGGTCGGGTAAATCTAATACCCTCCCACCAATCGGGATATAAGCCTGTTAAATGGTATGCAACCTCTGCTGCTTGAGAAGCCGTTTTGCCTACGCGGTTTGCAGCCATAAGCATTCTCTGCTTATTGGTCTTGCCAGCCTTGTAAAATTCTTCTTGCCACTCATAGGGCCGGAAATAAGCTAGACGGTTTTGAGCTTTGTGGACTTTTACTATACGAATGGCTTCCGCTATTTTTTCCGCCTTATTTTTTTGCGAGGCGGTGAGCTTTGAAGCCGGTTTTTTTGAAGTCTTTCTCTCAGACGCTTTTGCCATTATTTGCGCCCTATATGTAACGATATATGCCGCCATGTACTGCCGGGGGCGGGAGTCCCAATTTTGCGAAACGGGCTCAAAACCGCACAACCTGACAGGCTAGTGTGCCGAGGGCTGTACCAAATGCGTGCAAGCCATTGATATACAACACTATTCATCTTATCAAGCATAAGATAGCTTACAAGCTCGACGGGTCAACGCCCGCATCGCGCAACGCTTGCAGCGCAGCATCTATGTCGTGAGTTACTTCGATGCCGCCGCTTATGTTAGCGTCTACTTCGGTGCGGTCGCGCCAAGCTCCTTGTCCTCTGTTCTTCAGATAGAAGATAGCTGCTGACATATTAGGTTTAGTCTGATCAGTTGCAGCACCGAACAGGCTATTCGTCACGGCTGTGAGCCCGGCTTGCTTGCCATCCCTTATAGCTGCGTCAAATGCGGCGTCCTCGCGCTTACGCCTTGTGATAGTAGATCGTGACACACCGATGCTTACAGCTATCTGCTCATCGGTAAGGCCGATGCTTGCTAGTTCTTTGACCTTCTCGTAATCAATGGGCTTTGTGTTCGCCAATGTTCGTACTCCTCGTTACAGCGTGAATGAGGCCGATTATATCGCAATACAACCAATAGTTGTGTGTCCGTCGCTCTGTTGTCGAGATTGGTTGACCTAAATACAACCTAAGGTTGACTATACAACGTTCAGTGTGAGACTATACATATTCATTCATATATATAGGTAAGTAGTTATGCACATAGAACCCATTAACAAAAAGTATGCTTCGCTAGTGCGTCGCTATCTTGCGGCTGATCGTAAGCTTGTTGAAACAGAGGATGCATTGACAGCATTCAACGATTCAATTTTCGACGATGCCAAGCTATACAAAGCCGAAACCAAGAAAGAAAACACACTTAATAGGTTGATTGATAAATGTTATTCAATTTGGGATGAATTGCCCAAACGCGAGCAACAAAACATCGACCGACAATATAAAAATCACTTTGGTTATGGTTGCCAATTGGGGGCGCTCTAATGAATAAGATTAATGACTGGAGAGAAGAATTTCACGAAGTTCGCGTGTTTGTTAATGTGCCGGTTGAGTTTACGGTAACAGTGAAAGCACCAAACGATTATGACGCTGAACAAGAAGTAATTACCATTTTAAACTCTATGAACAGGCAAGAGTTAATTACCGCTGATCAGTATGGCGAGGAGCCTACTTATGAACGTGATTCTTGGCAGGTTCTTGGGGTTGCTGAGTCTCACGGTTTTGACAACACGCCGAAAGATTTAATTGAAGCGAACCTATGTGCGTGGAATGTCAAAAATAAGTAAGTAAATCAAGCGCCTTTAATCGAGGGCGTTTTTTTGTACTTATTTACAACTAAAAGTAAGGGAAACAACAATGCGTTATTTATCAGCCAATAAGTCAAAGCCGGTTGGGTTGTCAAAAACTCGCGGCTTTATTATGTGGGAGGGCCCAAGCGTTTTGGACGGTGAGCCCATCGCAATAATTGCAACTATGAGCACTAGCAATAAAAAAACGGGTGACATGGTGCAAACTTGGATCGTTAGGACAGATATTAATCCGGTTGAAGCTTCCAAGGTCGGCGCGGATGTTTCTATCTGTGGCAATTGCCCACACCGACATTTTAATAAAGGCGCTTGTTATGTAAATATTGGTCAAGCACCCAACGCGGTATATAAAGGCTATAAGCGCGGTATCTATCCGTCGTTTGATCTCAATCAACATGCGGCGCACTTTGCCGGTCGTATGATCAGGCTAGGTGCTTACGGTGACCCCGCGGCGATTCCGTTTGATGTCGCATCATCTATTGCATTACTGGGATCTGGTCACACTGGGTACACTCACCAAGCCGCGCACAAAAACTTTGATAATCGTTTTATGTCGCTTTGCATGGTTTCTGCAGACTCACCAAAACAAGCGTTAAAATATCAGGCACAAGGCGCAAAAACTTTTCGTGTCGCGATGGTCGGTGATGCCCTTTTTGATTCAGAGATTGAATGCCTGTCCGACTCCAAGGGTATCCAGTGTATCGATTGCGGTTTGTGCGATGGCGTGACAAAGAATATAGCAATTACGGTTCACGGGTCGCGCTCCAGTAATTTCAAATCTAATCTTATCGCGGTAGGAGGGTAAAAAGTTCGGCAGCTTAAAGTTCGGCAGCTTAAAGTTCGGCAGCTTAACTTTTGTCGCGGTCGGTTTGTCGCGGTTGATTTGTCGCGGTCGGTTTGTCGCGGTGTCGCGGTTGATTTGTCGCGGTCGGTTTGTCGCGGTGTCGCGGTGTCGCGGTTAAATTAGTTTACCTTGACCACCTCAAACCCTTACCGGCTCTACGTTTCAGAGCATTTCAGCTCCATGGTCAAGGATAGATCAAATTCTCAATTCTATCCTTGACCACCCCAAACCCGCACCGGCTCTACGTTTCAGAGCATTTTAACAAAAAAGGTCAAGGGTCAAGGTAAAATTCAACAAAACCAGTAGGATTTAAAAACACTATTTTTAGGTTTTTTTTTCCTACTGACTTTATATCTATTTACCTTGACCATTAAAGAAAAAGAGTATAAATAAGTAATAAAGTATAATAAAATCAATGACTTAAGGTGGTCAAGGTTAACATTTTCTATCCTTGACCTTACCTTGACCTTTTGGCCTATCCTTGACCACTTCAAAACCTCACCGCCTTACACCTTCAAATCATCCCCGGCTATCAATCCTAAAAACACCAGTACAAACACACAGACAAACAACATTACACACCTCACAAGTTAATAGGCGTGCATTGTAATAAGTGGTAAGGACACAACGAAATGATATAAGGCTATGAGGGTTATGCGGTTAGCGGTGAACGCTTAGAGGTATTCATCCATGAAGTCTATCTTCATTAATTCGATGGCACCTAGAACGGATACCTCTGGTATGCCATCGCTGTGCCACGAGTTTGATACTTGCCCTTCACTGTCGATGGCAACGACCGCAAAGGCTTTGATGTTGTTATGCATGGAGTATTCGCAAAAGTCGGAGAGGGAATCAAGAAGAGCCTGAGAGGTTCGATCGCTCACAGGCTCTTGGGCTTTACTCTTGACCTTTGATATATCGACGATTTTCAAGTTCTTTCCTCATTTCAAACGAGCGTTGTTTATCAAGAAACATCATGAAAGCGCCGCAAAAGAAAAAGGGTAACAAAGTTAACACTATTGCACCTAGTAACTGATCCATATTAGTACCTCCTCTGGTTTAGTATACCACTGTTGGTTGTATCTCTGGACACACTGACGCCCGACATAATGCCAGCGATGCGCCCCTTGACGACTTCTCTAAGCTCACCGCGCTTGTAGCGGTACATTTGCAGCATCTCATCGTTATCACGCTGCTTGCGTTCGAGCTGATGGATAAGCTCATCGAGTTCAAATAGATTCATTCGACTACCCTCACAGCTTCATAGGCAAACGCGTTGTTAATCATTGCCTCCTCTAAGGTTCCAACACCACCACTGATGATGTAGCTACGGACGAAAGACCGCATATCCTCATCGGTTGCATCCAGACTCTCTTGGAACCGATAAACCTCATCGGCATCCACTTCCACGGTAAACGCTATTCGTATTTTCATCACTCTATTCCTCATCACTTTAGTTATGCCCCCGAAGGGGCTGGGTGTTTGTACTAAGCTACTACGAAGCTCTTTATCCAGTCTCGTTGATAAATGATGCTCTTCGCAAAAGTAAAATATTGCCCGAGGCCATCACCACGGTTGTTGCATTTCATGCTCCATCGCATCCTCTAGGTGTTCGTTCTCTTGTAGTATATGTAATAACTTCGCAGGCGTTAGAGTATAACTATCCAACGATTCATCAGTGCCGAACTTCCCACAATCAGACTCGAACTCTAATATTAAATTACCGTCCTTAAATGTGGTAATTACTTTTACTGAAACATATTTACCGTCTTTGTATAATAGGCTCATCTATCACTCTCCTTGTTTAGTATGCTATGCCCCCGAAGGGGCTGGGTGTTTG